CTACAGCCACCACTCTGGTTCCCCCATGCCCGGTATCTACTCGTATTCCTTCGCGCTCAAGCCCGAGGAACATCAACCCACGGGTACCTGCAACTTCTCGCGTATTGATAACGCCCAAGTTGCCATCAAGATTAAGGCTGGTATGGATACCGATGCCGCGACTTCGCTCAACATGTTCGCCACGAACTACAACGTCCTCCGCATCCAGAGCGGTATGGGCGGCCTCGCCTTCTCCAACTAATCGGTTGGTTTCGGTATATTAGTAAATTAAATCATAAATCATTTTTAAAATGCACTGTTAATGCTATTTAAAAACGAAACTACTTGTGTTAGTATGTTAGCTCTAGGTCAAACATCGATCCTTATTTACGCCATTAGACGTCGACGAACCTACAGACAACGAAAAAAACCTTGTATCGACAAACCTGAGGCAGTTAAGTGTGCGGTACGACATAGACGTTGTGAAGGGTGTCCCTTTAAAAACTTCTTTAAAGCTGACAACCCACTTAAGTATATAGATAATGTTTAAGAAAGTATTTAATCTTTTTGTTAAAGTTGAAAAACCTATTTTGGGACGTTGGTCTCTTAAGTCTTGTGAGGAAATTTCAACTTCTATAAACTCTGTATATCAAAATAGGGATCATTGTGGTGACACGATCTGTAAAGAACCTAAGAAGGCTTCCGAATATAAGGATAAGCCCAGTAAGTAAGTATGTATGAGATCTACACTGATGGAAGTTGTCTCGGTAATCCTGGACGTGGTGGTTGGGGTGTGGTTAGTGAGCAGTTTAGATTATCTGGTAAACAGACTGACACGACTAATAACGTAATGGAGATGACTGCGATCCTCAAAGCCCTCGAAGAATGTGTAACTCGAGACATTCAAGAAGTTTGTATATTTACGGATAGTCAATATGTGAAGAAGGGTATTAGTTCATGGATTATCAACTGGAAAAAGAATGACTGGATAACATCAACGGGTACACCCGTGAAAAATAAAGATTTATGGATTGCGATCGATGACGTGCGTAATAAATTAACGAAGGTTGAATGGGAATGGGTAAAGGCCCACAACGGTAATCCTAAAAATGAAGAAGTTGATGCATTGGCATTTGAGACTGCTGGTGGAAAGATTACGAAAAAACAAAAATTTTACAGTATCCTCAAGGGACATATTACAGGTATATACACAACATGGGACGAAGCTAAAGAACAAGTGGATGGATACCCGGGTGCGGTATATAAGTCATTCAAAACTGAAGAAGAAGCTAAAAATTGGATGACCCGTGTATACTTGGAGGTTCCCTACGAAGAGAAAGAATTCGCAAAATCCAATGGTGCAAAATGGGATGCGGAAAAAAAGAAATGGTGGGTACAAGAAATGAAACCGGATCTTGAAAAATATATCAGGATAAGTTAGCTATGAGCGACGACAGCTGCGAATGGTGTGATCGCCAGGAAAGGTTGCTTATAAAATGGGCCGAGAAGGCAGCGGGGTATCGCTGGCTTCATAACCATGCACGTCTATTCTATAAGAAACAAAACGATTGGTTAGCGTATCCTAGTATAGTTATAGCGAGTATCACGGGTGTGGGTGGTTTCGCAGTTTTAAACCCTAGTGGTAACGAAGACGTATCTACGGATACTAAGAACAAGATTATGATCATCCAATACTTCTTCGCTTTTATGAACGTACTCGGTGGTATTCTCACATCGATTAGTAAATTTAGTCAGAGTTTATCACTTTCTGAATCACATTCCGCGATGTGTGTACAATGGTCGAAGTTTTATAGGTCGATAGATATGGAGATATCTCTTGATGTCAAACATAGAACTGAAGTAGTTGAATTTATTATGAAATCAAGAGAGGAATACGACAAGCTTTTAAGTGATTCACCCGATATACCAGCTGTTTCCATTCAGGCGTTTCTTTCACAGTTTCCAGGTAAAGAAAATAAACCCGATGTTTGTAATGGTTTAAGTATACTCGTAGAAGACGATACAAGATCGATTACTTCATCCAAACGTATAGTTTCTCGGTGGATCTCTGCGTTCACATCAGTATCTGGAAAACGGCGAAGTCAGGAACTCGTGCGAACCAGTAGTACAGCCGAAAACGAATTACAGAGAGTTTAAAATTCATCATCAAATTCAATCTCGTCAGAATCTTCATCCATCTTACCGTAGTCACCCACTCGCTTTTCAAAGAAGTTCGTCTTACCATCCAATGAAATATTCTCCATAAAATCGAAAGGATTTTTGGATTTCCAAATCACTGGTTGCCCGACTTGTTTCAAAAGACGATCAGATACGTATTCGATGTATTCAGACATCTTTTCGGAGTTCATACCGATTAAACTACATGGGAGTGCATCAAGAATGAACCCCTTTTCAATTTCAACCGCCTCTTGAATTATCGCGTGAATAGTTTCCTTTGATGGTTTTTGGTTGAGCATCTTGTAAAGTTCGACTGCGAATTCTTGGTGAAGACCTTCATCTCTACTGATCAGCTCATTGCTAAAACAGAGACCTGGTAAGAGTCCACGTTTCTTGAGCCAGTAGATGGCACAGAATGACCCAGAGAAGAATATACCTTCTACACATGCGAAAGCAAATAGACGTTCGGCAAAGGGTCGTGATTTGTCAAACCATTTCATGGCCCATTCAGCTTTACGTTGAATGCATGGGATTGTCTGAACAGCTTGGAAAAGCTGTTTCTTTTCTGTTGAGTCTTTGATGTATTTGTCGATCAGTTTTGAATACGTCTCACCATGAACCATCTCATTATGAGCTTGGTAGGCATAGAAAGAGCGAGCTTCGGAGGCTTGTACTTCATCAGCAAAATTATTATTAATGTTTTCGAAAACAATTCCATCGGATCCAGCGAAGAATGCTAAGATATACTTAATGAACTTTTGTTCGTTGTCCGTTAAATTATTCCAGTCTTCCATATCCTTCGAAAAGTCAATCTCTTCAGCTGTCCAATTGGACATTTGTGCCTTCTTATAGAGATCCCAAAGGTTCTGGTGTTTGAGGGGAAAAACAGTGAAACGGTCCAACGTCGGTTCCAACAATGGTTCATACTCGTCTTCGATGAATTGTTGGAATTCAAAATAGTTACCGATACGACGATCGTTCACAAATATTTGAGGATAGGAATCAAGTTTACCTTCACATAACTTTTTCAATTCGACTACATCTATGTTAATTATTTCATAATCGAAACCTTCCGAAGCACATAGTTTGGTAGCCGCATCACATAACCCACACCCATCCTTTGAATAAATCTGAACTCTCATCTGTGTTATTTACCCTGATTATTTTTTGTCCGAAAACTCTAAGTATGATTTCGCGCGAAAGCATATTCCAGGACGACATCATCAAGTTACTCGTGAACGAAGATGGTACAGAAGATGAGATGTACGCCCTCGTAGGCATGAATACCGGCAATACACTAGGAGTTTCGTATCTGTCTCCAACCAATAAAATATACAAGAGTGCTTGTGTCTACCAGTTGGAGTCTGGAAATCTTAACCCGGCTCCATTCGAAAGTGTATTTGAACATTACCCAAGTGGTACAGCATTTACCGATCTTGGTATGAAGATGGTAGGTATTAACATGTACAGTTTATATGATGAAATTGACGTCGAGGATGTAGACAGTGACGTTTATGAAGACCATGACGATTCCGACACAGACTCTGAGATGGCGGACTTCGTCGTTCCCGATGATGGTATACCAATCGGACCCCCACCAGGTCATGAACTTATAGACAAGGAATGGGAGGAATGGAAGCCTTCTACCCCAGGTGCTAGGAGTTTTAAGGAAACCATTGATATGATTGAAAAATCCCTTACCTAAGTAAGTGCGTTGTTCTAGGTAAAAATAAGAATTGACATCCAGTAGAATGGAATTAGCTGCTATATGGAACCAAGTCGATACTATATTCGGCAGGAAAGAAGAAATAAAGCTACTCAATAAAAATTTTTGCATTGAGTGTAATGGAGTAAAAGTATACACACCAGAAGGATTACCGGTGTGTTCATCATGTGGTCTGGTCGAAGATCGGTTCATTGATGAATCACCGGAATGGACGAGTGGTGTGAGTGAAGATGGAAAAATAAACGATCCGTCACGATGTGGAAATCCAAACTCAAACCCCGAACTCTTTTCACAAGCATGGGGAAAGGGGTCTATTATTGCAACAACAGGTTCTTCTAAATATGAACTCAAGCGTATGGCGAAAATTAATTTTCACATGTCGATGAACCACAAAGATCGTTCACTCTTTCATGCATACAAGGATATTGACGAGGCGTGTTATACACTTCCCGATTCGATACTGAAAGATGCTAAAATGATGTACAAGAAATTTGACGATAGTAAATTAACTAGGGGTGCTGTTCGTATCGGTATCAAAGGTAATTGCGTTTTATACGCGTGTAGATTGGCGAAGGTGCCAAGAACGACAAGGGAGATTGCCGACATGTTTGGTATACAGAGTAAAGACATGAGCCGTACGACACAGATGTTTAAGGAGACGATAATGGGAAAAACAGAAAAGAATTATATGACCAAACCTTGTGATGTTGTGCATCGACTACTAGGAAACTTCAATATGGGTCAAGATTACCGACCCACTTGTACTAAGATGTGTAGCGACATTGAAGACTGCATCGAACTCATGAGTAAGACACCGAACAGTATCGCGTCTGCCGTGATTTTGATAGCACTTAGAGGTGTTCATACAAAGAGTGAGATTTGTTCAATATGTGGCGTCTCTGTACCCACAGTAAACAAGATAGAATGTATTATTAAAAAGCACTTAGAGCTGAAGGGCGTGACTTACTAAATGGTGAAGTTGTTTCTCTCAACACCATGCTACGGGGGTTTGTGTTTAGATAAATATATGACCAGTATAATTAAACTACAACTTCTTCTCATAAATAAGGGTGTACAACTTATGCTCGATACGACAGAAAATGAATCACTCGTACATCGTGCTCGTAATGTAGCCGTCGGGCGTTTCATGCAAAAGACGGATGCTGAATATTTCATGTTTATTGATGCCGATGTCGATTTTGAACCCGAATCGGTTGTCAAACTTTTAGAATCTACCTACGACATAGCAGTCGCGTGTTACCCGAAAAAGGTTGTCATGTGGGATCAGGCTGCAGAAGCTGTTAAGAAAGGTGATGAGAGGGACATGGCGATGCTCTCTTCCAGTCTTGTCGTCAATATTGGTTCTGCCAGACGTACAGTTGAAAACGGTTTCGTAGAGATTTTGGATGGCCCAACTGGGTTCATGATGATCAAACGATCCGTCTTTGAAAGGATGCATGAAAAGTATCCCGAACTGTTATGTAAAAATGATCATCAAAACCGCGATTTTGACGAGTATTACGCCGTATTTGATTGTATGATTGACCCTGATACTAGGAGATACCTCTCGGAAGATTACGCATTCTGTCGACGCTGGCAGAAGATGGATGGTAAGATCCATGCCCATATTCATACCACATTGGGACATATAGGTAATTTGCCATTCACTGGATGCTTAAATGACAGGCTTAAGGTTTAGGCATGTTTTTCTATAAAATGAAGTTTGCCACTATCATTGTCACGAGGTCTAAATCTTGTCATGTAAAAACACTTCACACGATCCTTCGTATGAACATCGCATGTATCCATAATGGTCACCATAACGAAATCTCTTTTGTCAATGATGATCCATTCGCGAAGGCGAAGGCTATCGAACGTTTGTTGACTACGTTTGACCGGATCCTTTACATTGATTTTGGAATTAGTATCGATGAAGTGAGTATCAATGAAATGTTCAAAATGGGTGATGATGTTGGATGTCTCGTCTTCCCGGGTGTGAAGGAAGGTATTGACTGGAAGATGTTCAAAGAAAAAGTGAAGACTGGTGTGGATGAACCCGTAAACCAAATGGGTCTCGATTTCGACACGACAGTTGATCAAAAAATATCGGATGATCACTACACAGTAAAAAATACATCGGCTCGTGCATGGGTCATTAATTGTAAACTCGTCAGTGACGCACTCAAGGCATCCACTGTTGATAAAAAGTTTGGTATCAATCTGATCCCTCCTCGGATGGATATGATGTTTTTTAAATTTAAGGAATTTGGTATTAAAATTGTTGCGTATACGGCAGCTAAGTTGATCATGACCTATGGCCATGAATGTATTAGTAACATTGTCAACTCTGCCGGTGTTAAAAGCACATAAAGTTTTCGTCTCTTATCTTATCATGAATGAATACGTCAAGAAGTTTATCCTTAAGACGTGGGGTGTGAAGGATAGGTTCCCCGGTCCTCAACCTATTTCCATCGAATTTAAGCATTTTCCCATACTACGAAATAATGATTATGTCGTATGTGAAAAGACTGATGGTGTTCGCCATATGATGGTAGCCCTTATGTACGAAGGGAAGAAACAATGTGTTTTTGTAAATAGAAACTTTCAAATGTTTTCTGTTCCATTACATTTTAAAAAATCAATTTTTGATGGTACAATTTTAGATGGTGAATTATATGGTGATACATTTTTGGTATATGATACTGTCATGGTTGAAGGTGAAGTTATAGGTCATCAAAATTTCCTCAATCGTCTTGAGCATATGGAGAGGGTCACAAAAAGTTTGATCGGTATGAAGTCTGATCGTATCAAAATGAAAGTCAAGAAGTTTCATGTCATGAAAGAATTTAAAACATTCATGAATGACTATCTTCCTACCGTCAAGGAATCAATGGATGGTCTTGTGTTTACACCCGTCAATGAACAGGTATTGACGGGTACACATGAGACGATGTTTAAATGGAAACCGAAAGAGAAGAATACTATAGACTTTATGGCTAAAGTCAATGACCAAGGAATCTGGCGTTTGTATATACAGGATAAGGGTAAACTATATATGGAGGGTGAGATCCCACCAGATAAAGTAGCCTCTACACCACTTTTAGAAGATGGTGCAATCTTAGAATGTATGTACATGGAAAATGACAAACCAATGTGGTGGAAGCCGTTATTGAAACGCGAAGATAAGAATTATCCAAATAATAGAAGAACCTTTTATAGAACACTCGTCAATATAAAAGAGGATATCAAGATGAATGAGTTTTTAAAGTGTACATGAGTAAGTAGTGTGGAGCCATGATAGGAAGTTCTTGTAATGTAACAACATCGTCATCCTTATAATACCATTGATCATCTGTCTTTGTGAATGCTAAATAATGTCCACCTCGTTGAACTCCCATATGAATAGCTGTCGCTACGAGTTCATATTCGTGACCATCGATCGTCATTTGTTCAATTACTTCAAACTGCCCCCTCTTGTCAAAGGATATCATCAATACTGATGGATACTCTGAGAAGAGACATCTTGTCGTCGCCACATGGTGTACTTTACCATCATCATCTTCGTAATCACTCAATGTATTCCATTTGACACTGTTCATCATCATCTCTCTCAAATTATTTGAAGTTGGACATAATATGTGAATACTGAATACTTCTTCGTGTGTTTTCTTCCCTCCCGGCCATATCGTCTCTTGTATTTTTTTACCGTAGAAATGTTTCTTCAAATCTGGTACCGAACGTTCAAGTATATCTATTATACAGAGAACAGCTTCTTGTGCATCATGTTGCTGCCCAACTACAAATCTCGGAAACTGTTTGATAAATTCATTGAGAAGTCCATTCACATTGAAGGTTATTTTGGTGGTGTCATCCCAATACTTCCTGGTGAATTCACAAAAGAGTTTTGTAAACGAACATGGCCCGTCATATTCTTGATCGATGAATTGTGACTTGATCATGTGAAGATGTACGAGACATTGGAGGGACGTATTGAAATAACAAGAATTTCCAACATTGAGTATCCCTTTCATTACATTTTTCGTATAAAAAACACTTAAGAAGATGACGCGATAATCATATTGTAAGAAATAAAAGATGAATACAGAAATCGTCCATAAGAAGATTCATAAACTATTCGAACAGAGTCAGAATGATCCATTAACTGAAGTCGAATTACGTCTTGGGAAATTTAATGGTAAACTGTTCGATACGAATATTGGAAAGGATACTTTTGATAAAGTGTATCGAGCTCTCGTAAAATATCAAGGGTGGGAAAAGATTTACACTACACAAGAAGAAGTATTCTATAGAGATCGAGACAATATTCGTATGTCGATCGATGAAACCACTGGTGATCAAAAGATTATTCAAAAAACATCTATCCATAAAGAAGATTTTAAGAGAATCAAGGGTGTACCCTATGATGTTAGGATTGCGTTCAGTAAGGAAGTACCCATGGAGATTGACGACTTCAGTGACATGGATCGAAAACGAACGAAGCATCGCCAATCATTCGTTCGTAAGAATCTGTCCATAGACCTGACGATGTCGAGTGGTGATAATATTGACCTTGACGCAGAGGATATCACTGACTATCAGATTGAATTAGAAATTATCAATCCATCCGATGTGAAGAGTAAGAATGACTTGTTAAATATCCTCCATAAAGTGAATGATCTGTTCAAAGTGTTTTAGATATGCCATTAGATTTGTTATAAAAAATGGAATAAGTAAATTAATTTAAATCCCCGCAGGGCTATCGTATGACCCAGTCACATCAAGACCCTCGAGTTCAAACCCAGAATCCACCAGCTCAATCTCATCCTCCATCATACCGGGGAGGGGGAGAGGAGCATTCTTCATAGAAACAGGAACAGGAACCATATTCACAATTTCCACCGTTTCCTGAGATTTCGCAACGGGGGGTTTTTCCTTCTTGAGAAACATAATACCCCACACGATCAACATGAACACCACCGTGTGCAAGAGAAGACCACCAAATTTGGGACAGCCATTAGGTCCGGCTACCCACTGCCCGAGAAGGCGACGCATAAGAATAAAAGTTTGGGGGTTGGCGATCACGAAGAAAATCAACGCAGACATCACAGAAATCAAAAATTTCTCACGAGCCTTACCGCCATCACACCCACATCCACAGTCTTTAAAGATACCCATTATAGTTTACCTGGAGAAAAAAAAAGTACTTAAAGTTTGGAACCCTATATAATATATAACAACCCACCATGTCGCTTGCCATCCAAAAATATTCTGAATTCAATGCCAACAACGTTTCCTTCTCTAAGCTTCGTAAGAACAAAAATGGAGGGAAAGCTGTATACCTCAACAGTAGCGACAACAAAAAAGTATTCGTCCAACTCCCCTTCATGCGTTCCCCATACGGTCTCAGTGCCTACACTGATGAGGGTACTGGGCGTACGAGCTACTCGTTAGATTTGTCTTTCGATTCTGACAACACCGAGTCTGCAACCTTCCTAAAAGCGATGACCGAACTCGATGACCTCGTAGTGAATATGGTCGCCGATAACTCCAAGGAATGGCTTGGTAAGAAGTTCAACGTGGCTGTCCTGAAAGAAGCTCTTTACAAGCCTATCGTTCGCCCTGGTAAGGAGCAGTACCCAGCTACCATGAAGCTTAAGATTCTCACCAAAAGTGACGGGTCTTTCGTTCCTGAAGCATACAACATGCAACGCGAATCTGTATCTCTTGATACGATTGAAAAGGGGCAAAAGGTACTTGCCATCATCGACCTGAACCAGATCTGGTTCATCGATAACAAGTTTGGCGTTACGATCCGTCTCCAACAGGTACTTCTTGAACAATCTGAGAAGTTACCTTCCTTCGCCTTCCAGGGCCTCGAACTTCCAGGATCTGAAGTTGAAGTTGATGTTGAGATTGATGAAGAGTCTGAAATCGACGAATAAAAAATATAAACCTACAATAGATGAAAAACATTCTCATTATAGCCACACTCTTTGGGATTATATATGGATCACTTGAACCCGGACATTTCGAGTTTACGAATGTATTAGATCCATTCTACTTTTCGTTCACGACGATGAGTAGTGTTGGATATGGTGATTACACCCCCAAAACAAATCTAGCTAAGGTATTGGTTATGTGTCAGCAAGGTATGATATTAAATGAACTTGTCTTATTATAAGCACACATTGATAAGAAGATTACACTCTTCTCTTGAATGTATAAAAATCTAGGTATAGTTTAAGTATGTCAGACATCGAGAGTAATCTCAAAAAGAAATTAAGAGGTAAAAAGGCTTGTTCACCAGGTGATTACTTGAAAATTCCACATTGGCCTAATGGACGACTGAAAGTTGGAAAGGGTAAAATATTGGGACAAGGAGAATATGGTAAAGTGTATAGAGGGACTATCAACAATAATGGTCGTAGGTACACCGCATATAAAGAGATTGACACCAAACGGAATAATCTCGGTATGGCTGCTTTTGAATATAAGGTTGCGAAAAAACTGAAAGGGTACGGAGTACCTGACATGTATTTGTATAAGAAGTGCGAAGGTTTAGATATTCTCTATCTCGAGTATATTAAAGGTGGTAAAGAATTACAAGAGTGGTGGGCAACGAAGCCGGATATCATAGCGATAAAATCAGTGATGGTGCAGGTTTTATCTAATTTATATAGAATCAAGGAAAAGTATCCTGGTTTTAGACATCACGATCTTCATAGTAGAAACATAATGATTCGCCGTGTACCCGTAGATACTATTGCCGTAAATTTACCAGGTAAGAAATATCAAATATCAAACGGTGGTGTTGAGGCTATCATGATTGATTTTGGATTATCTAGTTTTCCCAAAATCTCAAATCCCATGATAGAAGATGGATCGTACGAACATGTTGGAATTTCTAAGAAATCACACCCACTTTATGACCTCCATCTCTTTCTGAATACCATGTACACTCTCGTAAGATCTCCTTCGAATGGTACCGAACGACTCGTACACAATTTCATCAAATACATTATCCCCAATGGATATCTCGACATGGAAAATACATACGTCACATTTTATCGTATCAAACAGGGATTAAACGCACAGCACACACAGTATCTTCCGAGTTTTGGAAAAGTTCTGAGTAGTACTTTTTTTACAGGTGAGAATAAAGTTAAAAACATCATCAAAAAGGTTGTTTCCAGACCCAGAAAGAAAGTTGTCATCACTAAACCAAAAGCTCCCGCGAAACCCGTAGACCAAAAGAATGCGATGGCTCGTGCGATTGCTGTTATGAAAGCAGGTAAAGTACAACCAAAGAAAAAACGTGGTCCAGTTGTAACTAAAAATAAATCTCAGCAATAAGTAAACAATGATTGTGATCGTCATTCTCATTCTCGCGAATGCTTACATTTTTATGAACACCGGAAAGGCGTCTACTCAGGCTGCACCTGGTGAAAAGGGGTGGACTGTTTTCGGGACAATGGGTTGTGGATGGACTCGAAAACAACTCGAACATATGAAGAAGGTTAACAAACCTTTCACATTCGTTGATTGTGATAAGGGTAACTGCGACGGTATGGACGCGTACCCCGTGATTGTTGCCCCTGATGGTGAAAAGCATGTTGGCTTCAAAGAAGTTTAACAACCGCGTATTATCATCAAAGCAACCGAAAGAAGGAATGCGTCAAGCATGGTCTTGATGGGCTTCAGTACAGTGATATGTTTCACAAGGGACTCGTTCCAGAGGAAACGAAGAAGGAATGTACTGATGAGGAGGATAGTGGTATATATCACGACAAGTTTTACACGGTCTTCGGTTTTTTCGGTGACTGCAAGTTCTCGAATCATTTATAATATGTCAATATAATATAAATGAGTCGTCGTCAACCACCATTGAGTGGCTCTGAACCTACGTTTACCAACAAGTATTGGGGGACGTCTATAGGTATAGGTAATAACAACTGTTACGCTTATGCTGTGGGTGATTATGAGAAATATCGTCAGCAGAAGAGTGTTCCTGGAGATAGAAGTGGTCGATCTAAATGGTATCACTCCTATACGAACTGTAAAAACTTACCAAAACGTGTCGTATCTGACAACCCCAAGAAGGTGTATATCGTCAAGGGGAATACACGGTGTAAGACTGGATACTACAAAGTTATGATGTTTGTCACTGGTAAAAATAAAATGACCCCATTCAATAACGGTGATTTTCACTTTTATAAACAACATGGCCTGGTGGAATATAAACCAAAAGAGGGTGACACAAAGACGAGTATTGCTACATTTTTTAAGGTGTCGACGCGTAAAATACCAACGGTCGTTGTGGGTAAGATGATGAAACTAAAGGTGAACGTATTCAGTCATAAGCGTGGTTGGGCGACAGGCCCACTACTGACTGATGCGAAGAGTAAAGTGATTAAGGATCCAAGGAAGGCCAGTAGAAATTACGGCGGTTTAAATTACAATACCTATTGTAGTTCATTCTGTGTGAAGAACAAGGGGATCGATGTCGGAAAGACTAGAGCCAATATCCGAAAGAAGAGCGTCTAGATCAACGACGTCTTCTATATCAAATGATATATCAAATATATCCATCACATTAAATATCATATCGTCATTCATCGATAGGACATTTGATGTCGTATTATAGTTATTTTCAACCGTCAATGTAACCTTGAAGTTGGATACATCAAACACCTTTCGACATTCTGGACATGTATTCTTGCCTTGTTCTTTCCATTGCTCTATACATTTTGAATGAAATACGTGTCCACAACGAAGTGGAGGATTGGTTCGAGTCCCCTTAACTGGGTTGAGACATATCGAACACGTACACATTTCCCTGGTGTACACAACTATACTTTTTTTAATATATACCCGCAACCTTAAGAAGAGGCTTGTCACATCTCTGGCACTGACCATCATTGGAGACGGTTTGTTCGTTGGTCACGATGTTGATGAGTTCGGGACCCTTACTCTGGAGAAGTTGACGGTATTTATAGTTATCGACATAGTCGATTTGATTGTTGGTCATTATGTAATTGTTCAAGAGTCGCGAAGATGTGTTGATGGTGAAACATCTCCCATCGGCCATACCAAGTCGTTGAGACATTTAGTATAAATTTAGAAATTAATTCTGTTGTTGACAATAGTCTTTGTCCATGAATTAAATTCTTTCTTTCTTAGTTCCTTAATCAAATCCTGACATTTGTATCCCATGAAAGTGTCGAATACATCGATGGTCTGAGTGGGAGATACCCTGATGTTTTCACATTCGTTAATATGATGATTGATGATGTTGTAAGCAAATGCAATTTCTTTGAGTGTCTCTGCACCAGTGATGATGATCTTCCCTGTACTGAATATACTCGTCGTGATACGCTTCATATCTTCGGCAGGTTTGAACTTTATCTTTACAGCTGAATATCTATCAGGTTCAAAAGAAACTTCGAAGAGGTCGTCACACTTTTCAAAGTGTTGGGCTGTGAGGTGGAGGTTGAGGTTATGGTTGAGACTGAAGTTTGAATTGATCATCACAACCCTGAACGTATCGGGCGATAAACTTTGTTCAATACATAAAACATCTTTGAAGAGGATATTCAAATTAGTTATCACACGTTGACAGTCGAATAGGTCTGAGCAACCAGCGACTTGAATACTCCCATTGGGGAAAATCTTCATAGACTTGGTGCTGTAGGTATCCATATAGGTCAAGGTTACTTGATTGTAAAATGTCGTGGACGTCTTGAGATTCCATTCAAAAGGTAATTTAGATTGGAACGCTCGCATCTTTTCATCCGGCTCGGCAAATAAAGACTTTACTTTCTCGATGTCAATCTTTACTTCTTCGCTAAAGCCAGAAATCATTGTGATGGTCGTGATCTTTACCCAAGAAGGCATCTTGTCCTCTGGAAATGTATCCCTGAACTCATCCAGAGTCAGGAGATACGAGAACGTATTATTTGCAACTGCGTTGTACATTTGATGTATAACAATGACTTTAAAGATTGTTTACTTAGGTTAAAGAAATCAATGCTTTTTATTTTATGACTTCTATCCTTAAATCTGCTCACGTCATATATGATGTCGAAGAAGATCGTTCCTACATTGAAATTCTATACTCGAAATATATCAGTGACGAAGGATACAAAACCTTTATCGATTACCTTGATGCCAAACCAATTGGTGAATGGACACAAATCATTTCCAAGACACGAGGTGTTCGCTACGAGAAATTTATCGATACTATGATTGAAAAGACGACAGAAACTCGTCAGAAGATGGCTTCCATCATGTTAGAAAATATCATGGAATACACATTCAATACTGTTAGTACACAGATTCGTATCATGAACAGTGTAAAAATCTTGGACCCCACCTTCACTCCACCCTATGTTAACAAAAGATGCTCTTGGCAGATGGAGTTTGTTGGAACCTTCTGCAAAGATATCTTACCCGATGTAATCGAACGTTGTACGAATATCAACCGTCTTGAACGGTTCTTCAGCGTCTTGAAATTAATAGAGCTAGAACTGTAAGGATTGCCACAATGAGCATCCATCTAGGAAACACCCTCTTCCCGCGAACCTTTTCCACCAAAATCTTATTAACTTTATAATTTGTAAATCCTATGTCTATATTCCTCTGGGGATATAAGGGTCTAGACATCGGACACAAAGTAGGTTGTTGTGGGGCACCTATCAACATACCACCCGAGTACATGGGACCCTCTTCTTCCATCTCGAACTGGGCATCTTTTTCCTCGGGGTATTTGAACGTAGAAAACTTTTCAACGCGACGTACAGCCCCTGGGCCTGAATGAACAAACGGGTTGATACGATTTATAGACGCGTCGTCATCGAGCATCTGAACACTCATCTTGATATTATGCTACATTATAATTTTTTGTCTTGACCTTTTGTTTATGCTCTATCCACATCTTATCCAAATCGACATTCAGCATATGTGCCAGCTGGAATAGGTAACTGAACACATCACCCATCTCCATCATGACGTCGGTCCCACGCTCTTTTTTCAAATTCATCTTCTTATATTTCTTTTTATACTGTCGGATCGCAGACGCGAGTTCACCAAATTCTTCTGTGAGAAGTAACCACACGGTGTCTACATTAACTTTATCCCAACCCTTCAATTTGCAAACTTTTTCAGTCTCGCATTTGTAGTAGTTCAGACTCATTCTTACTGTATAGTTGTGTCCCAACTTTAATATACTTTAAGGATACCATAGTAAAAAGAACATGACCGGTAAAAGATATGCAGACTTTTTTTGTGGTCTGGGTGCATTCCATACCGCATTCGACAAGTTAGGTGACGACTATCAATGTGTATTTGCATGTGACATCGATGAAAAGGTGCGTAAGATTTACCATAAAAACCATGGGATTGAACCACATGGTGATATAAACGCGATCGATATAGAATCCATGCCAGATTTCGATATCTTTTGTGCCGGGTTTCCCTGCCAACCTTTTAGTATCGCCGGGAAAAAGGAAGGATTCCAAGATAAACTAAAGGGAAATCTTTTTTATAAAATATTAGATATCATCGATGTTAAATCACCACAAAAGATTATTTTAGAAAATGTAAAAAATTTACACACCATTCATAATGGGGAAACATTCAAAATTATTATTTCATCGTTGGAAGATCGAGGATATAAAGTATCTTACAAAGTTTTAGATTCTAAAAATTATGGATCTCCACAATCGAGACAACGTATATACATCATATGCGATAAGGATACCAAGTATACATTCAGATCGGTCAACAAGCCAATCACGCCAGTGTCAACTATCATCGATCATACAGTGACAACCTTCTTCGACTACGAAGGAAAATATATTCTCCAACCCGCCAAGGGACGGATGAAATATACACTCATAAATAAGAAAACCGGGAAGGGTGGACGTCAAGGTGAACGAGTATATTCGATTGATGACTATGGACCAACCATATGTGCATCATCGGGTGGTCCGGGATCGAAAACAGGACTGTACGAGATTGATGGGAAGATTAGAAAACTTACCATCAAAGAGGCACTCCAAATGTCGGGTTTTAGTCCACAGTATCTCTATGGACTCAAAGATAACATGTTATTTTATGTCGGTAATAGCATCGTCGTCAATGTTCTAGATGAATTACTACAGGATATTTAACATCCAATAGAGATGGTACAATTTTAAATTGAATATCATTAGCACTTTTTCGACCACCGTCGCCACCTTTTCGTTGAAACGTGAAGGATGGACCAAGTTGCACAACAGTCATCGATTCCCTGATAGAGAAATCATATCGCATCAGTGAATCTATCACATCTTTTATAGCTACAAACATAATCTTCGTTCGCTTTGAATCCTTCTTATCCCATTCAGTGACACATAATAGATCAGGTTTCAATTCACCATATCCAAGAAGGGTGTGTTCCAATATAATTCGTTTTGATGCGTTGAGTGTTTCAAGTATCAACGGGCTAAAATATTTCTTCTGTTCACAACGCTCCTTTAGTAAAGCGGATATAGCCTCGAGACCAGGTATTGCTTTAACTAGATTATCAACAGTACCTCTCGAAACCTGCTGAAACTGTCCAACTTTACTTTTCTTCACTTGTATATTGATCGTATCATTGGTCAAGTCCACTTTACTTTTCCGATCTTCATTAATTCTAAAACCATTCTCAATGAAAGAGGCTACCCAATGCTCTTCACTGTAGCCTCGTTTGGCAGTAGACGCATTTACGCGTTTCTGTGACAGGTAAAGTAAATTCACTGCCCCCAGAAGAATATCCATAATTTACATACCTATTTGATTCGACTTAGGTATTTTTTTACCCATCGTACTTGTGTTGACGGGTCTATCAATTGGGCGAGCGACTGTTTCAATATCCTGGACGTAGCCTATGTACTGGGCGACACCAGTCTGGATCTGGGTCAAGGCGGTTTTAATCACGATATCATTCAAGGTTTTCACCTGAGCCTGTACACGATTATGATGATCACCAGAGTTGTGGATGAAGACCACACGCATAATGGCGAAAAGGTCGTCTGGGTTTTGGTAATCGATCGAGATTCCCGTTTTATTCTTGAAAGCCTGACGGATACCTCTTTGTAAAAGGTTGGTATTGAATTCAGAAAAGAACAATGTGTTCAGGGGAGTCGAACACTGTTGAATAGATCTGACTTCCATTTTATATATACCCCGAAAAAAAAACTATTCGTAAATATTAAACGATGAAGTTTGCCGACTTTGACGAAGCCTATACTCCCACGATCAACAATACCTACCCAGAGCCTGTGTGCAAGAGTGGTGAATGTTTCGTTGGTTCTTACCCTCCCATCACTCCCCCAGGTGAAGTAGGTCCCTTTTACACCAACACTTACCTTTTACAGTCTGACCGCCGTAAGGAGGTTGCTGGTCCCGTCCCCGTCCGTAGTCGCGATTTCAAGTAAGTTAAAAATAATATAGGTATCTTAGATAATGAGGGTTACTAAACGTTCCGGTCGTATTGAAGATATGAAATTTGACAAGGTCACCAGTAGGATTTCAACACTCACGGATAATCTCTCTGAGAATGTTGATTCTACAAAGGTTGCCCAGCAAGTTTTCTCTTCCATGTACGACGGTATCACCACTCACGAAATTGACACACTGTCAGCAGAAATTTGTATCGGTATGATTACATCAGATCCCGACTACGAAGTTCTCGCTACCCGTATTGTCGCCAGTAACATTCAGAAGAATGCCCCCAACACGTTTCAGGTTGCCATGAAGAAACTCGCAACCGCGGGTATCGTCACGCATGAAATAGTTGAAGTCGCCACACAGGTGAAGGATCATATCAAAAAAGAACGCGATTTCGATTTCGGGTATTTTGGTCTGAAGACACTCGAAAAGAGTTATCTTCAGAGAAGTGAAGGTAAGGTAATGGAGACACCACAATACATGTTCATGCGTGTATCTATCGGTATTCATGGTAAAGATATCCCAGCTGTCATCGAAACGTATGACATGATGTCACAGGGACTGTTCATCCATGCCACACCAACCCTCTTCAATGCTGGTACGCCCCGACCGCAAATGAGTTCATGCTTCCTGATCGCAAACAAGGATGACTCTATCGATGGTATCTATGAAACCCTAACCGAATGTGCTCAAATCAGTAAATGGGCTGGTGGTATCGGTATGCATATTCATAACGTGAGATCCAACAAGTCTCGTATTCGTGGAACCAACGGTCAATCTGATGGTATCATTCCAATGCTCCGCGTTTTCAACTCTACTGCTCGTTACGTGAATCAGGCAGGGAGACGTAAGGGATCCATCGCGGTGTATCTCGAACCATGGCATGCTGACATCATGGATTTCCTGGAACTCCGTCTCAACCAGGGCGATGAAGAATCGAGATGTCGCGATCTTTTTTCAGCTCTGTGGATTCCTGATCTCTTCATGAAGCGTGTAGAGGAGGGTGGTAACTGGTCATTGTTCTGTCCCGATACTGCTAAAGGTCTATCTGATTGCTACGGTGAAGAGTTTGAAACACTTTACACCAGGTACGAAGAAGAAGGTCTCGCAAATGCGACGATCCCAGCGACTGAAGTCTGGAAGGCAATCTTGAAGTCTCAATCTGAGACTGGGACACCCTACATGCTCTACAAGGATGCGTGCAACGCCAAATCGAACCAAAAGAATCTCGGTGTCATTAAGAGTTCAAATTTATGTGTCGCACCCGAGACTAAGATTATCACCAGTGAAGGACAGCATACTATTTCAGAACTCAAGGACCAAGAAGTACAGGTCTGGAACGGCGATGAGTTTTCAAAAGTCACCGTTCTTCAAACGGGTGAGAACCAGAAACTTCTCACGGTCAACACGAGTAAGGGTCTCTCGATTCGATGCACCCCTTACCACAAGTTCTGGGTCGTCGGTCACGATGCACCCATCGAAGCACAACATCTCGAAAAAAATATGAAAATTATTAAACACTCTCTCCCTGTCATCAAATCCAATGAAAAGACTATGAAATATGCATACACCCATGGCCTCTTTTGTGCCGATGGAACGACCTCCTCGTCAGGTGACCCAAAGAGATGTTCTTATACGGCGAAAGAAGATGGCCTCTGTATGCGTCACCAGTTGAACGAAAATGATGGCACGTGTCAAGCCAATTCTCATTCTGAACAAAAATGGCTTGATCTCTATCACGAGAAGAAGAGTCTCATAAAGTTCACTGATTATGATTATGCTTCCGCAAATGATGTGTGTAAGAGAATTCGTCTTCGTCTTCCAAAAGATATTGATGATAAATATGTCGTACCTATGAATTATTCACTTGAGACAAAACTCGAGTGGTTGGCTGGTTTCATGGATGGTGATGGATGTGTCCTGAAACACCAAGAGTCTTCAGAAGTTCAACTCCACCACTACGATTTCATACGAGATGTTCTACTGATGCTTCAAACTATGGGTGTGAATTCTCGCATCAACCTGGGGCATAAGGAACGAGAAATTGATATGCCCGGTGGTCGATACAAATGTAAAAAGCTCTGGCGTCTTATGATTCCCAGTGGTGGAGTTGAACTTCTGAAGACTCTTGGTCTGCAAACGAAGCGTCTGAACCTTACCACTGAACAACAACCAAATCGTCAAGCACTTCACTTTGAGAAGATTGTTTCCGTTGAAGACCTGGGAGACACCGCAGACACTTTCTGTTTCAATGAACCACTCAAACATCGTGGTGTGTTTAACGGTATTCTCACTGGGAATTGTACGGAAATTTTGGAATATACCGACAAGGATGAAACATCCGTGTGTAATCTCGCATCGATCGCTCTCCCCAAGTATGTGAACAGAGAAACCAAAACATTCGACTACGAAAAACTTCACAAGATTACCAAAATCGTCACTAAAAACTTGAACCGCGTCATTGATCGCAACTTTTACCCCGTCGAGACTGCCCGGCGTTCTAACATGAAACATAGACCCATTGGTATGGGTGTACAGGGTCTCGCCGATGTGTTTAACCTATGTGGTTTACCATTTGACTGTGAAGAATCTCGTCTCATGAACGCCCACATCTTCGAGACAATGTATCACGCCGCGTTGGAATCTTCCTCCGAACTCGCAGAAGTGGAGGGTCCATACGAAAGTTTCGAAGGATCTCCAGCGTCCAAGGGTATCCTACAACCAGATATGTGGGAGGGTGAGACTAAGTTCAGCGGGCGTTACGACTGGGATGAAATGCGTAAGCGTATCATGACGAAGGGTATCAGAAATAGTCTACTCATGGCACCCATGCCTACCGCTTCGACTGCCCAGATTTTAGGCAACAACGAGTGTTTCGAACCGTACACGACTAACATTTACCTCCGACGAACATTGGCGGGTGAGTTTGTAGTTGTCAATAAACATCTTGTCGAAGATCTGAAGAGGGTTGGTCTTTGGTCCAAAGAGATGAAAGATCTCATGGTCAAGGCGGGTGGCTCCATCCAGAGTATCATGGATATCCCCGATGACATCAAGAAACTTTATAAGACTGTATGGGAGATTAGTCAGAAATGTATCATCGATATGGCTGCCGACCGTGGTCGTTTCATCGATCAGTCACAGTCTATGAATCTTTTCATGGAGAGTCCCACAATGTCAAAGTTATCCTCGATGCATATGTACGCATGGAAATCAGGTCTCAAGACGGGTATGTATTACCTCCGATCCAAGGCAAAGGCTCGCCCTATCCAGTTCAGTCTCGAACCAGACTGCGTTGCATGTTCTGCTTAAAGTTTACGGAGTACAATAAGATATACCATGGTGATCAAATTTGACCAAGTTATTAACGATATTAAGATTGCTGACTATAATAATAGAAAGATTGTTCTTTCTACACAAAACGGTGAACCTGTTCGTTTCCAGATTCCCAAAATGTATATGCCCTTCGGCATTTCTGGATTTACCCCAGAGATTGGGAACAAGAAGTGGAATGTTGACTTCTCTATGAGAGGATTCGATGAAAGTGATGGTATTATTAAGAAGTGCTACGATGTACTTCGAGAGATTGAAGATAAGATTATCAATAGGGTTGCGGAACAAAGTCAAGATATTTTTGGGAAGAATATGACCTACGAAGAACTCCGTCCACTCTTCAATTCAAACATCAAGGAAACACCTGGGCGTGAACCAAAGTTCCGTGTAAAGGTAGACACTGACTTTGAAGGTAAAATTAAACCGTTTATTTACGATCAAGAAAAGAAGGATATTCGTTGTGTGGCCGAGGATGGCCTTCATTCACGAACTACAGGTTCGGCTATCGTTGAACTTAATAGCGTATACTTCATGAATAAAAAGTTTGGTTGTACTTGGAAATTGTATCAGATGATGGTATCTGATATTCAGCGTTTGAAAGGATTTCAAATCATGCTCGACGATTGAGCAATAATATATGATAAATCGCTTGAGCGTTTTTTAATAATTTACCCTGGAGCCGTACGAATGACTTGGGATTCATCCCCGCCTTGATCTTCGCCATTCGTACGGATTCATTCCATAATGTCAATGTCATTGTTACTTATTACATCTTTTTTATTTTCTTCTCATAATCCTTCGTACCCACCTTAGGTTGAAGCTTGAAACCCTTCTTCACGGGCTTGAAGACATTCGTCATCGCCTTCTTACCCTCACGCTTCACACGTTCGAGAGCAGCCGCTGACGCAGCCTTACTCTTGATACGTCCATCAGTGTCTTGCACCAATTCTTTCTTCTTGAGACCACCGGGGGTCTTGACAGCACTACCATGGAACACTTCAGCTCGGC